GTCCTAGTTTCAATGTTAAAACTCTAAATGCTGATTTCACAATCTGACTTCTTGTCATATCTCTTGTTTCTTTACCAGCAGCTGTATCTTCCATTTCTTTTGTGGTTGATAACATACCTAAACTGTCTAATACAAACATCATAGGTTTTCTACTTGCCTCTGGTTGCTCGATATACTTGTCTAAGATTTTAATTGATTGTGTTCTAAATTCTTGTACTGTTGCTACAGGCATCACAACTAAACGACTACTATCTACACCACGACTTTCAACCATTTCTTTTGAAACGGCACTTTCTGATTCAAAGTAAATTACACCTGCATCTTTATCCATATCTAAGAAGCTCTTTACAATACCTAATGCAAAAAATGTTTTACCTGTTGCAGCTTCACCGGCGATTGCCGTAATTCGACTATCTGGCAGACCACCGTAAATACTGCCTGATAGTAAGGCATTAAATGAATATGAACCTGTATCAATAAAATTATCTACATCACCACCTGTACCATCACTGGCCAGAGTAGCATACTCATTTCCTGTTTCTTTAATTATTTGCTTTAGAAAGTCGCTCATATTCTTCAATCTCCTTAGTTGTATAACTTATAGTATACCATTTTATACCCATACTATAACATATTTCTTTTATATTGTCAAGCTCCTGTGGACTAAAACTATGTGTCATATAGTTTCTAGGACCTTTGTAAATTGTAATCATCATCTAATGCTTTTTTAACATCTAACGCTGGAGGCCAGAGTTCGTTCCATAATCTATAATCTGGATTCTCAGGTATATATCCTTTTGGCGGGTCATCATAATCTTTAGGATTAATCTTTGACCACATCATTTCTTGTAATTCGTTTAATGGTACAGTACCATATTCTGTCACCATTCTACCATCAAATTTTTCGGCCATATAATAAACCTTTTCTTTATTGTATTCAACTTTTCGTTGATAATCCCAATACTCTTTAAGTTCTTTATATTCTTTTTCTGAAATGGCCATAGTCATATTTATCTGATAATATCAATCTCCGCATCTTTAGTCCATATCTCTAAATCGTTTCTGACACGGCCTTCCTCTTTTAATTTATTATATCTTTTTGTTGCTAATTTTTTCCACCAATCAACAATACTATCTACATTGTATCGGTCAAAGTTTTCAGCCTTAACAATCTTATCTGTTTTACCATTTACAATATCAACAAAGTTTTCAATACCATAATTTGATACATAATATCTTTTCTGTTCTGTTAAGTTTTTGGCATTGTTAATTGTTTCATTAAACTTTTTAAGTTCATCGCCATCAATAGTTCTTTTTACTAAACCGATAATAGCATTTGTTAATTTAAGTTTTCTACTACTTGCTGTTTCAGGTACAAGAGGTCCTGTTTTACTCTCTACATAGTTTGCCAAATCTCTAAATGGTTTACCGTGCATCATTGGAATAAAATTACTATCTGTCATGCCTTTGTATCTTAAAAATGGTTTCATGCCATCATACATTGATGCACCTTTTGTATTACCATATAAACTTGTTGTTTCAAACATTACTAAGTTCATATCGTATTTTTCATTTAACTTTTCCCTAACAAAGTGTGAACAACACAGGCCAGCCAATAACTTACCGCCAAGGTAATTATAACCAAAGGGCTGACAAGGCACAATAACAAAACCCATAATGGATGTTTTGTTGAAAATTGTGAGATTAGGGACATTACCAAGGAGGTCATTTCTAGGTTTACAATTAATAACAGGACTACCAAAACGGATAAAGCCCAAAAACTTATTAGTAATCTTATCTTTGACAGCAAGTTTCAATGCCTTTCCTGGAATACTAACCATATTACTATGACTTGAAATCATATTAATACAGGTGTCCCATGTATGATTATCTAGTTCAACAACTTCAATATCCATATCTTCTGGTGATATAGAAAAGTCATCAAACATATCAGAATCAAATCCCATACCTGGAAGTGATTGAGGCAATGACTCAATCTGAGCCATCTTTTGGTCACGCATATATTGGTCAATTCTTTCAAACTGGCCAAAATAGTCGTTGAATACATTAGCACAATGTAATGCTTCTTCTCTACTTAGGTTCTTCGCCATTCCACATCCATAATAATAAACACATCAATAATAAGGGTATTATACTATATAATATTGCTAAAGTCAAGCTTATACCTCGTTTCCCCAATAATCCCAATTTGGTCTAGTTTTTTGTCTGGCAAATAATTCAATGTAGGGGCCATCCAGGAGTTCTTCGATTCGGTTATGAATAAGTGGTTTTTCGGAATGCCTGCGTCTTTCTGACACAATCAACTGAGCAACGCTTTTAGATTTTCTACTAGGTTTTCCTTTAGTTGCCAATAAACACATCTCAGGATTACCTCTTGTCCAATAACCTAAACCTGTAAAGAAACCTAAAGTATTTTTATTAGTCTTTGCCCATGTAAACCCTACTGTTTTATATTTAAATCCCCATGCTTCTATAACTTCAAATGCTTGGTCTAACATAGGGTCACATACCCACATTAAAAGGACTGAATCGTCCTTAGCAATTCGGCCAACAGGTAAATTACAAATGTCAGTGAGATTAAGCACAGGATAATGTTTTTCAGGACTTCTATCCTTGCCTTTGTTAGAAAATGTTTTAAATGACCAAGGTGGGTCTGCATATATTACTCCGTAGTTATTTGTTGGTAAATTATCCAAAGAAAGCCTCCAGACTTGCTTGAGGTTCTGCCTTCCAACCAATTGCGTCTAAGATAAAACGCATAGGGTCTAAGAAAGTCTTTTCAAATTGTACTTCGTAATCAATATACTCTTGTAATTTAAATTCAGTAGGCAATGTACTAATGTAACTAATCACATCAAACTTAAATGGATTGGCTTCTTTGAGTTTTATAAACTTAATCTTATCACCATCTTGTATCATAGGATACTTACTTGCTAATTTCATATTTTCAATTTGTTGATTATATATCAATGCACCTTTAACATGGATTGGTGTACCTTTAATAAAGATACTACTAGCACTACGATACTTCTTTAGATTATTACAACTTCTTGGAAAAGCAATTGCTTCGGCAGGTAGTTGCATAAATTCTTTTTTAAATTCTGCAATCAACTTATGTAAATCGGTTTGTTCTTTTGACATAATTGTTTTGATTGCTTCTTTAATCTTACCTCTACAAACTTGTGGTGTAGATGATTTAACTGCCTCAATACCCATAAGTTTAAGTTTAGGGTCAGCCAATCTAATACCTTCTTCATCTAACACATTCAACATATATCTTTTCTTCGCAACCCAAATACCTTTGTTGGCGATTACTTCTCGTTTCATCACCATAGCATTTTTAAATGCGTTTGAATAATCAGCAAGTTCATCAAAACACTTTTCAATATAAGGTTCTAATTTATTGTCACAAACTTTACCTAAAAAGTCTGCAATCTGGTCGTTTGTTTTACCTTTACAAGTTTTTTCTACAAGTTTACCAAATCGAACATAGATACTATCAGTATCAGATGCAACAATATAATCAACTTCATCATGTGTCTGTAATATATTGTTTAAATATTCATTTACTTTCTTTTCAATAAAACGAATAATAAACTGGCCGGCAGTTGTAATACCACTTGCCTGTCTTACATCATAATATCTGAAGTATTGATTACCAACTGCGCCATAAGCTGAGTTCAAAGCAATCTTTCTAGCCCATTGAATATTGTGACAACGAGCAATCTCTTTCTTTAATTCTGGATTTTTAGTTCTTTCGTATTGTTGTTTTGCTTTCAACATACGCTTCTTGTAAATTACTCGTTCATTGTACATCTTCTCCATCATTTCAGGTAGAAAACCTTGTGCATCATTTTTAAATTTTGCACCGTTTGGTGTGACACAAGCACCTTCTGTTTTTAGATAATTCAAAGGCACTTTCATATCAATCATCTTATCAACATTAATACCTTGTGATGATGAACCTAAAATCTTTTCTGGTGAAATATTATATTGAATAATAATATGTGGATATAGTGAGTTAATATCAAATGAAACAATCCAATCATGGCCACCTGGAATAGGGTCTTTCACATAAGCGCCTTCGTATTTTGTTTCTTTACTGTGTTCTTCTCTTGGAGGCACACATATATTCTTTTGCATTAAATGGTTTGCAATCAATGTGTCCCATACTCTAACTTGTGAAAATATATCATCATAGTTTACTTTAGATTCATAGGCTACGGTCAAACTCAAATCAATTAGACCTAGTTTATCTTCTAAAGCATCAACAATCTCCACATCTTGTATGTTATAATCAACAAACTTTTGAAAGTCTTTTGTATAAAAATCTTTAAATGTGTCAAATGGATTTTCATTCTTGTTTTTGCCAAGTTCTAACTCACCAATAAAGTCAAGTTTATAACTTTCTTGTCGTTGAGGAATAAACCATTTGTATAAGTCAAGGTAATCTAACATTGCAATACCATATACATCATACACTGTTTGTGTACGGCCTTGTGCATTAATCTCCATACGATTGATTAGATTCCATGGAGAAATACGACTTGCAACCTTTTCGCCAGCCACAAGTTTCAATCTATTTACAAGATATGGTAAGTCAAAGAATTTTGTATTCCAACCAGTGATAATATCTGGATGGTTTTTAATCCAAAACTTCATAAACTCAAACATGAGTTCCTTTTCATGTTTACATTTTACATAAGTTACATCTGTTCGGTCTGTGTGATAATCACCGACACCCCAAGTGATAATAGATTTGTTTGATTGATTTTTTACTGTAAGACAAATGATTTCTTCTTGTGGATTTTCTACATCTGGAAAACCATTTTCACAAGTTGTTTCAATATCAAGTGTAAAGATTTTAATTAAGTCTTTATCCCATTCAATATTTTCAGGATGTTCCTGACCGATATATTGATAATGGTATCTTTCTAAACCATAGATAGGTGAATTTGCTGTGGCAACTTCTTTACGAAATTTACGAGCAGCCATAATATCTGTAAACTCAATTGGTTTTAGATTTTGACCTTGTAAAGTTTTGTAAACGGAATGTTCTTGTGTTAACGCATAAAGAGTAGGACCAAAATCAATCTTCTCTTTATATTCTTGGCCATCATGTATGCCTCTAACAAGTAGTTTACCTCGGTGTTCAATTACATTTTTATAAAAATTATGGGACATGGACAACTAAACCGTCTAATTCTTCTGTTAATTCAATTTGACAGGCTAACCTGCTTTTATCTGTTGAGTTAAAATCATAATCTAAAAGGTCTAGTTCTGGTGAAGACTCTTTTGGTTTTTTAATTTTATCATACCATACATCATCTACAATCACATGGCAAGTACCACAAGCACAACTACCGCCGCAATCTGCATCAATACCTGAAATGTAGCCAGATGATGAATAATATTTAGATGCCTCCATCAAAGTATGATGAATAGGCACTTTTACAGTTTCTCTACTACCATCAGGTTGAACAAAAGTAACTTGAATTTCTTTCATTCAAAACTCCTAAATTTGAGGTAATTTTTGTTCTGTGACGAGCCCTTTATCAGGCGTTAATATACTACTCGTATTTTGATTGTATGAATCTAAAATATCTTTTTTAGGTCTAACACTCGTTACAACTTTATCAGCTGAGATAGTAATTTTATCATCATCTGCATAAGGCATATAAGGTGTTAACATTAATTTGACCGGTTGGCCTGGTGCTGATTGTGTAGGTACAATGACAAATGGTTTTTTCATTGTGTAGTTACCAACACTATCTTTATCAACAGTTGAGATTACATCTTCACCAGTTGACATTCTTACGATTTTCACTTCTGACATAATTTTTCCTTTTCAGTTACTTATAATATAACACAAAATTGACGATTAGTCAATGCTGTATTTGGTTGTTATCACATATTTTCTTCTAGGATTGACCATAACATTCAATTTATTCATAAATTCACGGTCAAGTAGAATTAGAGTTCTTTCATCTCTATCGTCCAATGTAAATTCTACATCTTTATAGAAACCGCCAGCAAACTCAACATCTAGCTTTACGACATATCTAGTTTCGTCATAATCTCGTAGGCCGCCTACAGATATTTCTTCTTTACGAACAATATCTGAGGTAATAGTTTTACCTAATAACGACC